CTGCATGACTATCCGCTCTACTCCCCGGCTCAGGAGCCACCCTCACGGGTGATTCCAGTGCCTAAAACGATGGAAAAGCCTCGTTTGATCGCTGCGGAACCTGCTCACCTTCAAAAGGTGCAGCAAGGTGTCCTCACGATTATGACGAAGCATCTGGGAAATCACCCAAACATCGGGTGGTTGGACCAGACTCGGAATCGAAAGATGGCACTCCGATCCTCTCAGGATCGAAGTCTTTCGACACTTGACCTCAGCGAGGCCAGTGACCGAGTTTCCTTGCGGATTGTCAAGAACTTGATCAAGTTCAACGAGTATATGCTCGGGGTAACCCTTGCAGCTCGTAGCCAGTCCGCCGCACTTCCAACAGGAGAACGAATTTTCCTTAGGAAGTTTGCGTCTATGGGGAGCGCGATGACCTTTCCCATCGAGTCGATGGTCTTTTGGACCATTGTCGTGATGGCGGTTTGTCGCTATCGAGGAGAGTATCTCCCGTCACCCCAGCTCCTTGCGGAGTTGGAGGGAGATGCCAGTGTTTACGGGGACGACATCATTGTCCCCGTGGAATACACCCAATCTGTTGTAGAACTGCTTGAAGCTTTTGGGCTTCAGGTTAACCGCTCAAAGTCTTTCACGAAGAGTCATTTTCGTGAGAGCTGCGGTGCGGAGTTCTACGATGGTCATGATGTGACCATCGTCCGGGCCCGAAAGGGAATCCCGGAGAACAGACAGCATGTTGAAGAGCTCACATCTTTCGTTGCTATGCGGAACCTCTACGCTGATGCGTATGGTCCGACAAGCTTCGTGGATGTGCTGGATGTCCACATTGAAGGTTTGATCCCCTTCCCTGTTGGTACTCCAGAAACTCCGGCACTTGTTAAGTGTTCGGCTTATGACCACATTGAAAGGATGGCTGACTACACGCCTAGTTTCTCTTCCGAGAGATACTATGCGGATCAGCTTCACCCCTACAAGTGGCAGAAGTCGACACAACGGCTCCTTGTAAGAGCCGTTGCGCCCGTCTATCGTAAGA